ATGCAAACCCTTTACCGTAATAGATTGTGTCGTTGTTCTCTAAAGAGTGCTTTTGGTATTTTTGCTAAAAGTTCTCTGCTGGCAAAGATACTCTTACTTTCAACTACCTCATATAGAAAGAAATTAGTAAGGCGCTAGCCTTACTTGGATGTTTGCGTAGCAAACGCCATATCTATGTCTTATCGCGAGATTGTTTGCTTCTACCACTGCCCACATATAAGCCGAAAAAACCAGCACCTGCACCCACTATGGTAGATACAAAAGCCGCTTGTGCGTTGGTAGGATCAGGCAAGTTCATAAACCACGAGGTTGTTTGGTAAAATGCGAGACCATATAGCCCCATGATGAGTCTGGGTATCACACGCCAATTGTCCAACAACTGCGGTATGTCCTCACTAAACAATTGCCACTTCATCTGCCTTGTCCTCGGTATTTCTTGTAACTGCGTCTTTTGGATTTGTTCATCATTGCTCGTGAGTGCCTGCCACCGCCAATTGATGTTTTCTTTGGAGTTGTCTCATGTGTGATCTTGTCCTTGTCAAACTTGGTCTTGGCCATAAACCCTTTTTAAAAAAAAAGGGTGAGCCGCGAAACCCACCCTTTTCACTCATAACATCATTTTAAAGGAATGAACTAATGGCTTATCACGAGTTCATTATAATTATTTATCTCTGTGTTATCGACCCAGTCTGCTCAATCGCTCATACTGTGCGTAAAGCTCTTGTCTAAATTGATCGCCAATGGGATCACCCTGTGGTAGATTCATTTTCTCATCATTACGCATAGCTCTGATCTTTTCTCTGATGTCCAGTTCTGACACATTAGTGCGAGAGCCATCTGTGATTGGGTTTGGCGTACGGCCTGACTCCATCATGTCATACATCAACTGCAATCCTTCTGCTGTGTTGGCCAACGGTTGTGTCAGCATTGTTGGGCTGAACTTACTAGCAAACTTTTTCACTGCTGACAGTTTGTTTTCGTACTCTGATCCCCATTGCTGTTTTAACAGTGCGTTCTGCTGTTCTAGATCCACTTGCGGGCCTTGATTACGGCTCATCTGTTCGTCCAGTATGTCCAGTTGATCTTTGTATAAAGCCACAACGCCTTCCACTTGTTTCTGTGTCATGCCTAGATTTTTGAACATCTGTTCTGCTTCTTTCACAGTGTCTTGATCTGTGTTTATTTGCAGTTGCATATTGTCCACGAAGTCCCATTTATACTGTTCAGGTGCTTTGGGTATGTCAGCAAACTTTTTTTCCAGTTCGCTATAGCTCTTTGCGAGATCTTCCGCTGTTTTGAATTTTTCAGGTAACCACGCAGGTCTAGACTCATCTGTCTCTGTGGGTTCTGTTGTTGATTGTGTGTCGCTCAACAGGTTTGGTTGTTCCATGTTGTCCGCCACTGCTTGTTCTGTTTGTGTTTGATTAGTTTCTTGTTCCATTTTTTAATTGCCTCCAAGTTTTGCTTTGGGAGTTTCTTTCTCCATCATGTTGTTGATACGCTGTATCAGTTGTTGCTGTGCCACTTTGAAAATAGCACTGTAAGGATTGGGTGCATCAGCAGTCACCCTAGTGCTGTTGATTATCCGTTCCAAATCTTTGATCACAAGTTGTCCTCTAGGTGTGCCAAACACGCTCAAGTATGCCTGTTTTATTTCAGTTATGTCTTTCATTTCAGTTTCCTTTTGTAGGTGTAGCCGCTGGGTTTGAATCCCAAACGGTCAAATATTTTTTCATATGCGGGTCTGTGGCTCCAACTAAACACATACACATTTTCAGCACCACGCAGGTCAGCCCAATCATACAATCTTTCCAGCAAGAGATTTAGGTACTTGCTGTTGCTGGGCCTGTTTGTGAGTATGCAGATGATGTTGCAGTCTGCTTGATTGATCCACATATTTTCAATTATTTCTGCACATATCAAACAATGCAGGTGTCCATCTACTTCTATGCCTTGTGCAAAGCCAAAGCCGGGTTTGTTTAGATCTAGGCTCATCAAGTAGTCTAGGTATCTCTCGCTAAACTTCTTGCCGTCCATTAAGTGTTTGTGATTGTTGCACCATTGTTCAGCCATCTTTTTCAAGACAGCTCTTTTTTCAGGTGTGCGATACTCCTGTGCTGTTACAAATTTCATTCTTGTTCCTGTTCATTTTGTTTTGTTTCTATTCAATGTTTGGCTGTGGGCTTGACGGTTGTACGCTCAATCTAGGATCTTGTGCCTGTAATGTTTGTGCCGCCTGTGCCAACAGTTGTGCTTGTTGTTGCTGTTGCAATCTTTCTTGTACCACATCTGGATCTAGCAATACTTCAGGTGACATATCACCATCACGCAATATCTTTCTAGCCAGTGCTTGTATGTCCACTTGTGCAACTGCTTCAGGTCCGAGCTGTGATACGATCTGTAACAACTGTATGTCACGCTGTATCTCACTCATCCCAATTCCTTTTTTGACTGCAGAATTGACCACAATCTCATATGATTTGTTGTCATTGATAAACTCTGGTAATTCACCTCTCAACTGCAATCGTTTGATTAAATTTTTAATTATGGGTCTTAAGAACTCTATCTCTAGACGCAGACCATATGGTCCTATTCTTCTAAAGAATTCACTCTGTCTGACTTGCACTTCAAACGCAGTCATCTGTTGTGACTCTTGTGGTGGTATGATCGCATCGTTGAACAACATGGTTCTGACTTTTGCTCTTTGATCTTCCACTGTTTGGAATGTGATTTGAAAGTTACCTGGAAAAGGTATTGGTTGTAGCATACTATCTACAGTAATAACATCGCCCGGCTCTATTTTCATGTTAGCAAAGTTAACAGTGCTTTCACTGCCATCTGTTTGCCAAGCGCCAAGACCTGCCCACGCACTCTGTGTCATGATCAGTTGTGTTGCTTCATTGGCTACTCTGATGTGCGGTAGTGCTTGTCTCACAGGCGACTCTCCCCATATGCTTCCTAATGTCTTGCCAAATCTAAACACAATAAACATTTGAGCGGGAGAAACTTTTTCTTCCAGCAGAGTCATCTTGTCCTCAAGATACACACGATACATAAGTTCTTTGTCACCAGGTGCTTTCATACAGCACTCAAGTATTTTTACTTTGCCGTGTGGATTGCTTTTTGCTAGATTTTCAACACCATCACCTACTGCGTCTGCACCATACTTTTCAATCAAGTACTGTGCTGTTAAATGATGCTGTCTAAAAACTGTGTCTACTTCACCTTTGTAGTTTTCTAAAAAATACAATTGGTGAGTTGGAATTGCTAAAAAGTCTATGCCTTGATCTGTTTCTACCATTGTGAGTGCGCCTGTGCCTGCAATAACACAATCAGTCAAAGCCTCTGAAGCCGCTACATAAAAGCCGCTGTCTCGGATTGTTTTAAATACTACCTTGTTGGCCATGTCCAGCATTCGTCTCACATCTGGAGCTACTTGTGGTTTGATCTCATCACGCACATCTACATACGCCCATTGTTGGTTTTGTGGTATCAACAGTGTTAAGATTGTACTAACTAGATTTTGCGTGCCATCAGCCGCTGTGGAATCAAACAATTTCGTCCTATCAGTGTCGCCCTCTTGCACTCGCCAAATGTCTCTGTTTGGGAATGTAAATTTGTATGCTTCTGATATTTCGTCTTCGTGTAATTCACGAGCCGCTTTGGCTTGTTGAAATATTTTCTTGACCAGTGATTTATCCATATACTACTAACCTAAAAGAGTTCTATTGTATGTTGGTCCTAGTGGTTCATCTGATATTCCGATGTAACTTGAACCGCCTCGTCTTGTAACTAAAACACCTCTACCTTTTTTTCTGTTCAATCCTGATCTTAAGGCATTGGCCGCTTCAGCTCTTTTGATATCACTTTCAATCTTGACAGATCTTGCTTCTCGTTCCATAGCAATCTTGTCTTGCATTCTTGCAATATCTTCCGGGCTAGGCGCAGGTGGAATTTTTGGTTTCATAAATCCCATTATTGTACTCCTAATTTGTCACCTAGATATTTGATAACACCTAGTAATGATCTTGATTCACCTGATCCTTCAACATTAGATTCTACACCTAGTGGTGTTCCTCTTTTAGAAATCAGAGCTCCTCTACCTCTACCTCGTCTTTGGATTGCTGACTTGCCTAGAGATTTAGTTCTAGTCTCGCCAACTTCTCTAAAAATTGTTGGAGGTGGTGGTGGTGGTGGAGGTGGTGGTGGGGGTGGAGACGGAGAGCCGCCGCATAATGCTACTGGGCCATCATACTCGTAAGAATCTTCCTCAAGAATGTTACCATCTTTGTCCCACACTATTTTGTTGTATATTTTCATATCGTGTCCTTAATGCGTGTGCGTTACTATATATATATAATATAAGCGGAGCGTGTTTCTGTTCGCTCATCGCTACATTGTTATTTATTATCTTGGCCTGCTGATCTTTACAGTTTGTGCTACATTGCTGATCACACTTTGTACTGCTGGTATTCTGCTGATGTCCACTGCTGGTTCAGGTAAATGACTTATGCTTTCTGCAACAGCATCTATGCAGTCATCGTGTGCATTGTTGGGAAATTCTTCTAATTCACTCCAAAAATAACTGTTGGTTCTGACTCTTTTGTGTACATACATTCTGTTGATCTTGATTACAGGTTCTAGTGTTTGTGCAATAAACACATATTTGTTCTTGCTTCTAAATTTGTTTACAAAATTTATTTTCTTTTTCATTTCTGTGCAGATACGCCTTGCTTCATTGATTAGCGATGCACTAAAGTTTTCCTCAATATACACAGTGCCAATTCCATATTTGGTGCAGGTGTTTACAATTGTGACTATTTGATTTGTAAAATCTTTGGTGTCCTTGTCTACAGCACCCAACACAACAACATCATGTACATACACATTGCCTTTGTCATCACGCATTGTAACAGCCAACACACTTCTATCTCTAGCGTGGACACCTGTTGCTGGATCCCAAGCCGCACACATTCGTCTAATGTTTGGTGCGTCTTTGTCATCACCTAATCTGACCACAGGCAGATAACCGCCAAAAGGCTGTGCCAAATGATGCACTGTGATGTCTTTTTCATACTCTTGTATCTGATCTAGAGCCATCATAGGCTCATATGTTTTGCTAGGTATTAGTAGATATTGTGCTTTGAAATCACCTTCTGTGGATTCCTGCCTAGACCTTTCTAGCCACTCCCAAGTAAACTGTCCATCAGGGTGATTGGGCCAAGCCAGTTCTTCCGTTTTAGGATCATACACAGGTATCTTTTCCATTTCATAACCTGCATTGACTAGATGATCATACAAACTGTCATTTGAATGCGGTGTGCCCAGCAACAATATTTTCTTTGCTATCTTACCAAATTCTTGCACACGCTCTTTGATTCTGTCTCTGCTTTCTTGTGTTAAACTGTTGTCAGAAGTTTCTAGGTCATCACCAATAATTAGATCTGCGTGTAGTCCAGAAAGTTGTGATCCCAAACTGGATATGGCCACACTTGGGTTAAGTGACACCACTTCTCTGTCCACTGTAAAGTTCTGTGCTTGCCATTGATAAAGATCATTTTTCAAATGTTTTGTTAATGGATTTGTTTCTATGATTGACCTAATCATCAAACTGTTTCTCAATGCAATGTTTCTTTTTGCAGAAATTAAGATTACTTGAAAGTTGGGATCAACTAACAAACGCCACACAATATACAGACAGGTTAAATGCGATTTACCTGCGTGTCTAAAAACTTGCAATATTCGTCTTGGATGCTGTTGTGTGTTTTCTAACCAATCACAAATTCTTATGTGTAGATCGGGCGTCTCTCTACCATCTATGATGTTTTGCACATCCACAAATTCTTTGAAAGATATTTCTGCCATTGTTCATTATTGTGCTTTGGGATCTAGGTTAATGACTTTGGCTTCATCATCTTGTTTTAATTTGTTTGCAATTCTTTCTTTGGCCTGTTTCATAAGATTGTCTGCCTGTTGTTTTTCAAGCATATTGTTCTCACCTTGTGGGTGGACTGCACCGCTGATGTGCTGTGCTAAATTTTTTAACAATCTCAAATGTGCCGTTCTAGCATTGATCACAAATGTGGTTTTTTTGATGTAGTGTGGATCATCTTGTGATGGCCAAGCCGCGTCACTAAACAGTTCGTGTGCGTGATCTACTTCTTTGTCAAAGTAGTCTTCTGCAATTTTTTTTAATATCTCTGTATATTCTTGTTCAACTTTGTTTTTGTTCATTTACAATTCCTTCTAATTAAAGGCTAGTTGAGTCTCCCGCCCTAGCCTTTAATTCTGTTGTATATAAAATAGGTGACTCAAGTCATGCCAGATATTTAGGAGCAGGGTAAACTTGAGTCATAAGTATTTATATGCAGGATAAAGTCAGAACTTCTTACCTAGTAAGCGAATTCATCCAAGTGTTTCCAATGTTCAGCGTAGAACAATGCAAACAGATGATTGAGCTGTATGACAAAGACTTACATCAAGCCACAAGTGCAACAGCAGTTGGCGACAGAGTGCTAAAAAGTCATAGAGATTGTCAAGTAAAGTTGGTCAAGCAACATCAGTTGCTAGATGATTTTTTACACGACGCAATCAATATGTATAGAAAAAGGTTTCCATTTGTGCCTGAACTTAAGAAAGTTGACAGCCAGTTTTTAAAATATGGTGTCAATGGTAGGTTCAACACTCATGTGGATCACTATGCAGGAGCCGCCAGAACGCTGTCTATTAGCGTTATTTTAAATGATGAGTATATGGGAGGCAAGTTTCAATTTTGGAGTGATCAGGGTGATATGCTGATCAAAGAAGTTGAACCAGTCACAGGAGATGTTTTAATATTTCCTAGCAACTTCCTGTTTCCACATTCGGTCAGTCCAATCACATTTGGTACTAGATACGCTATTGTGAACTGGTACAACTAGTTCCCAGCAACTTGTTTTGATTTAAGAAATTGTACTTTGACAGATTGGCCAACATACATATCTGAATGATATAGTCTGTGTTCCTCTTTGGCTTTTTCTATAGCAACACTCAATGGTCCATTTTGCACACTGCTTTGCCATTCTTTTTCATTGATTAACAAAGTGATTATATATTGTGTATCTAATGGGTTTGTCATTGACCTTGTTATAATAATTTTTTAGTGTATTGTCTGCAAAAATAAATGCCGGCGTAGCTCAGTTGGTAGAGCAGGCGATTTGTAATCGTCAGGTCCGCGGTTCGAATCCGTGTGCCGGCACCACAAAACATTTTACACAATCTTTACACAACAAAAATTTA